GGAATTTATAAAACTTACAAGTAAGTCCGCACTTCATCCTGCTGAAATGCTAAGTTGTGGCTGGGTTTGGGAGAGAATTTCTACAAAATAGAACGGGTGCATTCAAGAAACCAACAAAGGAAAAATCTGTGCCACACGACACATATGCTTTCAAAGTTGGCGATTTAATATCAGTCTTTGCAGATCCACCCCAGGCCGCCGGATTGTAAAATCTCATATCTAAATCAATTGAATCATTAGCCATGCCATAAAGTTGATCGATACTTGCCACCACCCCTAGCTTTGCTGTCGGAACACTGGTCTTATCAAATGATCTAATAGCTTCATTAGTAGATAAAAACTTGGCAAGGGAATACTGAGGGACATCTATGCTAACAGAATTGCCAAACACAGAAGTATTTAGTTCTGACCCTCTTATAGTTTGTGAAGCTCTATTTGAAGTCAGAGCAGAGTACTGCTGGGACGACAAAGTTGCACCATTCGCTGTCATAGTATTCCAAGTTTGGGATCCTGGATACTTACGGGATCTAGAAGCAACTAGTGATAACAAAACAGGCTCGTTAGGAGCCGTCAGCGACCCACTAACAGCATAACCAGGAGACATAGTAGCTGGCACATCTGGAACAAATTTCCACCTAAATGAACCTCTATAACCCACGAACATACCTTTCAAAAATGTAAAAGGCGTCAGTGGGACATAATTATATCCATATTGAGACCCGCTTGTAGCTCCAGAATTGTTTAGAAATGAAGGCGGGGTTATCCCAAAAACTGCATTATCCTTGACTTTGTCAACAGCCAAACCGCCATATGTGTGCTCTCCGGGCGATATAGGTTCTCTCGGTATGGTCAACTTTGCAGACAAAACTCCTCCAATTTGGCCAGTGCCACCAGCTGCCACCACCCCAGGGCTGACGAAACCATAGTCAGAAGATCTATGCAACAACACTCTCAGTGATTGGATTTTCTCTCCATTGTAAATCTCGGCGTCAAAAGGTTTGTGATCTGACGGGATAGACGATGTCGTGTAATAATCTTGCGTAAGTGTGATATACTTTACTTGGTCCTCCGATCCTGGCTTGGAACCGTATGCGACACTAGTGCCTGGTTGTACGGGTTGTGCAAATTCCAATCCCTCCACCGAAATAAAGCACATGATGTAAACACCCACTGCATTAGGTCCCAACAATTGGTTCAAAACCGTCATATTAACAAAGCCATTGTGGAATCTTGGATCAAGATTAATCATTGCAGTACTCTTCCCATTCAATTTATAATTGTAACCAGTATTAAGAGTCGTATATTGCCAATGTCCTAGAAGTAACATCTGGGTGGATGCTGTGAAAGGCACCTCAAACTCAAAATTCTTAGTCTCAGTAATATCCCAGACCTTTGAGAACACAAAACCTTCTTTGAACGTGCCACCCAGTGTGGAATCGTAATGCATGCGTAGACGGCCCCTGTGATACTGGGAAGCAACTGCAGTAAAATGATATTTCAGTTTGCCTCTCCACATGCCAAACAAGGACGAAACATAACCAGCAGGTGTCTGCGTGATTGCATCTACTGTTTGTCCGACCGTGTTAGTATTCAAAGAGACAAGATTATGGATCTCCGGGGTAACATTAGCTTTAAAAATAGATGTCCCCTTCGAATCAGAAATAGTCCAATCAGCGACACCAACACAAGTCTTGCACTTTCCAAATTGGTCAATTTCAAGCTCATCGCTCCAAGACTCCGTGGGGGCCATGGATAATCCAGAGTGTGGCGCCAATCCAAGATAACGCGAAGTTGAATTGATATCCACAGCTGTTAAAGCGGGTAGAACATTTGCCTGAACAACAGTTGCTTGTCTCTCATCTGGTTCATTAGACATACCTAAGAGAGACATAACCTTAGCTGAAGCTTTTGAAATAGCTCCAGCTTTGGCCAAATAACCACCAATAATGGGCACATCCTTAAACGAAGTCATAGCTGAGCCGGCTGCTGCAACAACTCCAGAAGTCAGCACGAAACTGGGCCCTTCTAGCTCTACGTCTGACATCCAAGCAAAAACATTAATGGTGGCAATACCACCTGTCAGCGTCTGAGCGACCTTCAAAGGCACAGCGGTCACAAAAACCAAAGAGCCAAATTGATACAACTCCATGCTATTGGCGGAATAAGAGTTGTTCACATAAGGTAAAGATCTAAGTTCGATGAATTCCTTAGGATACAAAAATGGAATATTAAAATCCAAGGAATTGCAATCTTGAGGATATAGAAAACCATTAAGCCTCTGGGTAACTCTCATCAACGCACTATCATCCGATTTTGTCATTGTAGTATAAGCAGATAAGCTGCCTCCTGAGAAAGATCTCAGACAATCATAATTGACAACGGACTCTGGATTAGTAGTTGAGTCATTCCCGTATTCAGTGGTCAAAGGAGCCCACGAAACATTGATAGCACCAAAATGAAAAGGAGATGCATTCAATTCTAATTTCAGGTGTAAATTGCCCCTTATCTTTGAATATCCTTTAATTTTATCCCAATTTGACGTAATGGTAGGGTCAAATAATAAGGCCAAGGGGGAGATCGAAGTGTTAATAGATCCCCCCTCAATCCATGGTAAAGTTTGAATCAATTGGGGCCTGGAAAACCACGGTGTTATTGTGGAATCCACTCCCTTTGTAATAGGAACTATATTAGTCCCCGAATCAATAATATCCTGTTCAGGATCTTGAAAGTCAATAATTTGATCAGCAGTACTATTTATAAAATTGGCTCTTGTACTAATCCGCCAAAGTTTGTTTGTTCCTAAGTATACCACTCTCATATTTTTAGAGGTTTGCTCATGGTAGTTTCTTGTTGGATCCTCTCACACTCTCGGAACTGAGCGCTAAGTAACTATCCAACAAAGATTAAGAGGATAAGCAAAGCTTGCCATTAACCAATGCCCAAATTTCATTATCGCCTGGGCTAAGCGAGATTCTGTTCAACCTAAATGGTGTTTTCCGTAACCGGACACCCACCGGTACTTCCTATTGTTACTCAGGACCCCCCACCGGGGCCTGACCAGAGCGATAATACTCCGGTTCCCAATACTCATAGTCCCCAGGACCATACACGACTGAAAAATAATCATACGCTCCAAGTGAATGATCCCAATCATCCCCAGCCGTTTCTGTTGCTGGAATCAACGGTAAAAAGCCAGCCCCGTGAGGCTGACTTGAATCCCATTCTCTCCAAAGCCTTACATATGCCGAATCACAAGCCGAGTACCATGATTGGAATGAATGATATGTTCCCGTAGCATCAGGCCACTGGGCAGCAGCGTCATGGGCGATTCCGTGAAATCCATAATAAAACCCATAATCTTCAAAAATTTTACTCCAATTCTCATTATAAATGCTGCTCAAATATTTTGGGCAACACCGCATGCCTGGGAATACTACGCATCGACCCTGTGCATTAGCGTTAATCCATATAGCAAGCACATTGAAAGACAGATGAAACAAGCACCTCAGCCAAAAATTGCTGATAAAAGCACAAGCAATATGCATCCCGATCGCAGGTATAGCACTCCATGAAAAGCCAAACGCCATAATTTTATGGTACCACTCTTCCAAAGCGAATACTGCGCTCCAAACTACCAACGTGATTTTATACCAATGCAACGGCACAATAAAACCGCATTCCATCTTTGCAATCCATGCGATCACATATAAAAGCCATTTCATCATAGCTTTGCACGGCTCCTCCCAAAGGGGCGCTAGCAGTGCAAACCACATCACAGAAAATATTTGATAGCACTCCGGGTTATAGTAAGCTCCTAAAGTCTGAAGTAGTTCAATTGGTAGATTAGTTTGCTCCTTAAGTGCACTCCATCTGTCTACTGTAGCATCCCTAAATCCCTTATCGATTTCTTCCACTGTTTTAAAGCCTTGAGAAGGCCAGCTCAAATGAGCGCACGCATCCATTATATCCCGTCTAATCCTACCACCATCTATATCCGTGGACAGATGGACCGAGTTTTCCCAACAAGAGCGTAAACAATCCATGCCATGAATCTGGTCCTCCTGACCATTCTTTCTCCAACTTGTGAACGTCTTACAAAATGAGGACAATTCTAATGGAGCATACCAGAAACCTGACCGAAATAAGAAACCTCTCTTAAGAAATGATAAGTCCCTTGGGTCATCAAACTCCTTTTCCTTCGCGTCGCTCTTATCGGCAGGTGTGTAGCTAACTCCTATTTCCTTAAGTTCAGAATGAATGACCCAATAGTTAAAATTTGTAACAGAAATCGATACAGAGATCAAATTATCATCACCATAAGTCATCATCTTTACTTGAATGAAAAATAAATGAACATCATTTCCGACACGAATCCAAACATACATTATGAACAAGATATTCACAATACAGTTAACATGGACCGTCAATGGGTTACCCGAGGGGTTTGTGCCAGCTACCGTAAAAATATCGCTATCGAAAATGACCGTAGGATTAATGGCCTCAGCAGCCCAAGATTTGGCAGCATTTATAAGTTCGGGCTCATAATTACCCGAAGCTTCTAAGAGCCCAATGATAATAAAGTAGGCTGCCCGGGTAAATAAAGGAGACATATTCTGATCAAAATTAGTATAATCTCCTGCCATGATCCTATTTATTCCAAATGAAGAAATCCATAGCCAGAGCAACCCCCAAATCTTACTGCTTGCATTCATTCCAACAGCAGCCCATGATATAAAAAAATTCCTCTGTGCCATACGAATATATGATCCGAAGAGCATCCGGCCAGCCAAAACAACAAACATGTTAGCTGCACAAAATATCCTAGGGCCACGAGTCCTGTTCTTCTCTGGCGAAATGGGCTCATCTTTCTGTGACCCCTTATAAGGATAATTGAAAGGATTACCATTTAGTAGAGACGCAAAGTAATTGGAAAAATCATTCCCGAGTTTTGGGGGTAGATAATATTCATAACCACAAGCATACTCAGTGCTTGGTTTTTGCTCCAACAGTTGCAATTTGGCTTTGTTCCAGGGAAAACCAGCACTTGTATCGTACTTTAATTTCTCCACCCACGTTATATCATCACGGCCATTTATTGCTTCTTTAAGATTCAACGGGGCTAATAAACTTAATTCCTTCTTTTCAGAATAAACACCTTTCCAATGATTAAGTAAAGCAAGTTTGGCTGTAGATAAAACTTTATGATCTATCTTATATGAAATCTTTCCAACCTGCTCTAGATAGTGCCGTTTAGATTTCCAATCGAATATTGGAACCTCCTTAGTTGCTTCATAACCACGAGTAAAAAAGAATTCCTTATACGGGGGATCACCAACTGCCGAGCTTCCATGACCACAGGCCGATTTCAACCTGCCCTCAAATGTCATATTAGCCTGCAAGCAGGGTTCAAAGCCATGCAAAAGTGGGTTCCCAGGTGAAGGTTCGCTTTCTAATGAAACATACTGAGAATTCTCTCCGACCACGTTTCCCTTTGGAACAAAACTAAAAGCACCATCCGATGTACTTGTGATACTTCTTATTGCGTTCTTTAAATAAGAGCGGCCTATGAATGAAGACAAAATCTGTCCCCCTCCCTCCATGGATTGGAATCCCAGAATCGCAGTTCCAGAAACACTTTGAGCCACTAAAGTGGCTCCACTATGCCCTGGACCCCTACCTTTAGAACTTACTACTGACATTGCTGTAGTCAGGAAGTGGGGGCTGAATTTTGGGTGTTGCTGGATTGAATACTTGGTCATTTGGGATACAAGCTCCCACCCAGTTGGTTCCACGAATCGACATTTATAATCTTCTTTAAGAGCGTCATTCGTCTCCAAGAAGTAATCCACCAAGCTATCTCTTGATGGCATAGAAGGCACATCCAATAAGAGAAAATCGTTTGAAACATCAAGGTATGAGGTTGAAGAATCTACCAAAAACTTGTGTTTAATTTTCACACCTGTCGAACCAATAAACTCCAATTCACCTCTAATGGCTGCTAAGCGATTGATAGACATGAGTGGCACAGTTCGCTCTGCGGCCGCATGAGCAACTGTAACTACTAAATTGCCTCCTATCGCCAACCCCAGCACCGAACCTAAATTCTCCTCATTAGGGCCAAAGAAGCAAATATTGCACGTGTTCTTCCTTAGTTTATTCTCTACCCACGGGTCAGCAGATAAGCCACTTAAACACTTGGATTTGTCAGACATAGTGTGCTGGGGGGGATTTGGGTTGTAGTAAACACTACGCGAATCCTCCACTGGGGCTGGCTTAATCTTGCTCTCGAACTCAAAGCTCGAATTCCCTGAAGTTAGCGACCATTTCTTTGTAAAGAAGGTCACATACAAAGGCCCCATAATTACAGCTGAGAAACAAGCTACAAGAGCTAAGATGGTTGCGTTCTTCCTAGTGAAAATCTTCTTAATGCGAAATTCCATTAAGGCTAAACAAGCACGTCTCCAAGCATCCTCTGTAAATCTTCCAACCAGAAGAATCCTAGCAAAAAGACCGTATTCTTGGCACACAGAGCTCAATCTAGCCCCAATTGACGAAATCAAAAAAGCAGGTATAAATAGTCTAGACCAGCTATTAACCAATCTAGCTTCATCTGCTATGAAACTGTGAAGAATCTGACAGCCAACTATAAAGATGCATGTTGTCGACAATAAAAAATATAAGTTCGACAATAACGACGAGCACATCAACCACAGAATATTATAGAGGAGGTATAGAATTGGCTCTCTAATTAGCCATAGAAGAGAACAGCCAAATAAACCACATAACAGGTAGTAAAGAATTAGAACTATAATTGAAGAAAAGGACCCGATATCCTCATCCACTAATTCTGAATCTGGACCTGCACGCATTGTTAATCGGAATTCAGCCCGTGGGCAACCGCAAATGTCAAATGGTTTCTTACATGGCTCGCACATCTCGAATGTTTTAAGGGTCTTAAAGTTATTGAAAACTCTATCTTGGTTAGCATCATGTATGTCCACGTTAGTAAAGATATATTCCAACAAATCCATAGTGGCAGAGTAAGGGTCTTCGAAACGCCTGACATAATTCCCTGTAAGCCCATTGGCTCCTAATTCTAGAATATAAAAATTCCAGAACGGGGGGATCCTCTCTGAATATGGCCGCTTCTCACCGCCATCCCTAATTCTCCGTTCTTCCTGCCGCCAAAATTCAGCTATCTTGACTGGGTCAATGCGATTATTGGTCGCAAAAGCTGGTTTCACTTCCATTGCTACAAAAATATTAAACCTTCTCAGCACAGCCTCTGGGCAAGCAAATAGATTCCTGGCCCCCAAGTCATTCTGATTGGAAGTTGCTATAACCATCTTTGAGGTGACACATTGTGTGCCTTTCTGGTCTGCTTGTGCCATAGGCACAACATAGGGGGCGTTGTTCACCACATTTAGAACGTCAAATAAACTTTTGTCTTCTGATTTACTCTGTGGATGAACGGCTCCTACGTCATCAAATAAAATGTAATCCTGACCATAAAATGTATCCCAGAACTCAGTAAACGATGGATGGGAAAAAATCATTTCTGGCAAATGAGCTACCCCCCGAAGAGAGGAGTAGTAAGCAAATATCAAACTGGTTATAGTGGACTTACCTACAGCAGTCCCACCTACCAATGCGACCCCAAAAGGAGCCTTCCTATACGACTGGGTGAGAATCTGAGCTTGCAATTCACTCTCAAAAGTAACTAAGCGCTGGTGTAGAACTTTAAACTCTGACATAACGAACCGACTCCCCGAGACTCGCAGGGCTGATTCCACCACCCTCCACTCAGGTTTGATCAAGTTCAACAACCTAGTTCTAAACACACTTAATGGTACCTTGTTACCTTCAGTGTCTACAGCCCCAGTTCCTATGGCGTTCTGAAAATTGGCATGTCCTTTAACAGCTAATAAATCCTCAGCCTTTTGTTTCCATAGGGCGGGACCAGAAAGTGTAGATCCAAGATCGCCCGGAAATGAAAATAAATGCCAACCAGTTTCAGCAAGCCACTTTAATAATGATAAGAGCTGAGAGGCTATATCCAATGAATCGTCAAAAGGCTGGCTTTTTATGGCTTTCACCACTCTAGTCATGCCCTCAATATTAAATTTCTCTTTGCCGCAAAAGGATACGAGCGCGACAACGATCGCTATTAGCTGAATCATGCGCCGTAGTGCCAAGGATCTCAACCCTGAGTCCAATGAACCCAATAAACTAGTTAGTTCGGAAAATGAAAAACTAGTAAATCGAAATTCCCGCAACCTCAATGTTGTTCTTGTTGAAAAATCGTTGGGGTTGAATAATTGGGTTGCTACCTCTTCAAAGAACTTAAAACCTTCTTGTGACATTGCAATACCACATGTCGTGTTCCTAAAAGATGCAACTTCTGCTGCAATTGCAGCATATTTAACTGATCTCGTATCTGTGACCATGTAAATCAACTTACCGACAAACAGCAAACAATCCTGGATTATAATGGTATCTTTGAAGGGTAATTGGCCTCCGCATGCTTCAACTATCGGCAACACAAAGTTCCACTTAGTTGGAGGTTCTTCCCACCGAATTCCTCCAGCAGTTAAGGTAAAATTCTTGTCCAACTTCTCTAATAACTTTTTCTCAAAAATAGGCTCCAGCTGATTAGAGAAATATCCAACAGTTTCATCTCCAAAATAACAATCAGGCTCCAAATAATGTTTAGCCTTCTTAATAATTAGCTCAGGTAAACCCAACTGATTGTAAATATTTTTGTACGCAAAGTACAAATTATCAACCCGCGACCTCGTTCTACATTGCAAACACAGAAGCACGAACCGCCTATATTTATCCAATGGATCCTCCCCAAAGCTCATAGCGCTATATGACCTAAAATCTACGACTAGTATCACGACAAGGGCTAGTACCATAGGTACAATGGATATCCCAGACAACATAATTCGTAGCCCTCCATATAGAAGAAAGCAAAAGAATATTGCACGCTTCCTTACATATAGTGAATAAGCTAAATAATACCCGCTTAAACAAAGAAACACTATGCACTTTAGTACACAGACCCATAAAGCGTGGAATATAGCGCTCAAAGAATAGCAGGCAAAAAGCAACGTCAAAACTAACAGTCTCTTTCGCATTCTTGATGAAGCATAACACGTCACATACAAAGATTCAATCCAATTAACTCCTATCGCACTTGTACCGCAACTCAAAGCATATGGCAAGTACTCATCACAAAGAGCAACATATTCACTCCATCCCATAGGAGGACCGAATAATCGCTGCACACCTATTGAGGCAAATCTGCCCTTGAATACTTCAATCGGAAAATTAAAATCGTCCATTAAAACCGAAGAAGGTCTTGAGCTAAAACTCCGGGGCAATACAGCCCGATCATCCAACTGGAACACAACCGTTCCATTAGGACTAAAACCAACCAAAACAATACGATCCATCTCCACCACATGCATTTTTTCCGTGTTATTTCCAATAACCCCCTGGAGAGGGGCACCAGATCCAACACTGGAGCGAGCTGAGGTTTGCATCCTCAAGTGGGGCCCAGACAGCACCTGTCCCACACACACGGAATCAATCATTACGAAAGACCCGCCGCCCTCGTTGCCCAAAGCAACGGTCCTACACGCCAAGCTGATTAGGCTCAGCACACAAATCATGAAGGTTTTCATAATTTGTGAAAGGGAGAGTTTACGGAGAGCTCTCCTCCACAAGGCCACAATGGGAATATCACCCTGAACGCTGCCAAACATGGTCAACGGAGTGATCGCAACACTACCAGTAGGTGCCCACCTCATAAGAAGCTAGCTTTATTCTGACCTGGCGAGCCAAAACCTGAATCCTGACAATCCAGGGTAGCACCATCAGTGGAGGCGTTTTCAAGAAAACACCGCCGGGAAAAAGTTACAAAAATCTCTTGGGTTGCTTACATCAAATTGATTAAACGAGCGGAATGTTACCTGTGGTTGACATCATCACATCTAAGCATTAAAAAATACTTTCCTCAATGCTAGTCAATCCAACACAAGTAACTTCCCGCTCGAATAAGAGAGAAAATGAGTTTCAGTTCAAAGATTTCAGTAAGGACTTTATTCAAAAGTCTAAATAATCAACGACCGGATTAATACGGGAATAAGAAATGTTGCTTTACAATGGAAAACATAACATGGCTACAACTCTAAATAAATAGAATCTGGGATACAGTCGTCCGACTGCCGGGGTTCGGGTTCTTCGCGCCGTGCTCAATGATTTTGCTTAAACAGTAAAAACCTCAGAGAGGACCATTGGCTGTTTGGGCCAACGGTTTTAAAGTGGCTTCACTTAACCGTTAAATCAAGCAAAGCCAAAACAGGGATCTTTTTTCCTCCAAATAAAAAAGGTTTAATACGACCCAACGTCATATCCCCAACAAAAAATCAAGCTGCTTTATTCAAAAGCATAAATAATCAACGACCGGATTAATACGGGTTTTTGGCTAAAACACAAAAGATCAGATAAAAGAAAACACACAATAAATCACAGGATTAAGACTGTAAACTGTTCACTACCCGCCAATAATGAACAATTCACAATAATAACCAAGTAATAAACTATATGCATATCTAATATAAGACTGCGCCGACCTGCCAAAGTCGCGCTAGTACACAATAAATG